TGGTCTCGCGTCCACTCGCCCATCCGCAGGTTATTGCCAATAAGCATGTTCTCGCGTTGCAGAGCCACGCCTCGATTCTGCATCCCGATGTTAAACATCCGGTCCTGTTGCTTTTCCTGCTGCTTTAATTGCAGGTCCTGCTGCTTCATTTGCAGGTCGTATTTTCGCTTCTGTTGGGCAACCAGATCGATACCAGCGCCCGCACCCGCACCTTGGTGTTGTACTCTGATTCCCATATCAACTCTCCCGGTCTATTTCATAAACGTTTCGATGCCAATTCTACCCATTTCCGGCGATTTGGACACTGTCCAATTCCCGCCGGCACCCGACGCAGACCCGAAGGGCCGGGTCGTGGTCGTTGCAGTATTTCCGATGGACGCACTCGCCCCCAAACAGCCCACAGCCGTAGACTTCCACGTTGATCGACCGATTCTTGCAGGTCGCGTGAATGATCGTCCGGGTCTGCTCGAGGCGGTGGGGGCAGATCGTGGCAACGCTCTTCACCTGCTGAGGGCCGCGGATTGTGGTGACAGGCTTGTTTCTCATGGGCAGCACTCGACGCCAAGATATGCAACGCGATGGCGGTCGTTTTGTGATCCTGCAACAAACCCTTCCTCCGCACCAATACCCCAATCGTCGCAGTCAATTGGAGCACTCGGTATGAGCACCGTTATTGAAAATGTTAATCCAGCAGCATCGCCCCAGTATATCGCAGTTGGGCTTATTGCGTTTGGTATTTCGAATCCTCCTGTGCCAAGAGCAGGTGAGTATGATGTTATCACACCTACGGGAGTAGTTAGCTCTGCATAGACAGGACCAGTATAACCGTCCTCTGGATCGTAAACGCAAGTGATTGTAACTGTATCACCTGGACAGATAACTTGCTTATCCGCTGTCAAGGTGTACTCGAACGGCGATGTATATTCAGGATTCTCACAATCTTGCTCGACGCAAAGATATTGCTGTGCTTGTATACGCCCGCAACCGTCGACGCAAGGTTCAAGCCCGCACGGATCACATTCGCCCATATAGTTCGCCCAGCGGTCTGACAGCAATCCGTCGCAGGGGACGGTCAGTTGATCGAGGATTTCGACTGGTTCATCACTGCACAGGGCGGAAAGATCGATCGACCCCGTAACGACTGTTGCACCACAAGTATAAGTCCAGTCCGCCGTTGGAACTTCGGCAACGCAGGTTATCTCAACCTCGAAGGTGGCGCCCTCACATCCGCAGCACTCCGAAACGTCCCAGATCGCCGACCCGCCGTCAAAGGAGACGATCTTGGACACTTGCCCAATGCAAATCACCGCCGAGCGGTCGCAGCAATCCGGAGGCGTGTCGCTGCCACAGCATGAGCACCCGTTAAACCAGATCTCACAGCACTTATCCACGGTGACCGCGATCCGGTTCCCAAGGCGAAAAGTGCATTCCGAATGGTTTTCAGCATCGATCTGGACAACCCCGCACTCCGGGCCACCGTACACCTCGATTGGTCCGGTCTCTCCGGGGGCGATGGTTGCTCCACAAATACCCCGATAGGTATCCGGATCCAACTCGTCGCACACCGCTTTGGATTCGGAGTCCATCAACAACCAGTTGACCGCGACCCCATTGTGATCGTAAAGCAGTGTCAAGGATTCATTCAGGTCCGTTGGCTGTCCCCCAAGCTCGGGTGTCCCGGCAACAGTGCCTGGGTTCTGGCCGAGTCGCAACCCAATCTCCGCCGGCGAAGGAGGCGTGTAGGTCGCGTTCCCTTGGATAGGTAAAAGCGCTGGGTGGATTTCGCCAATCTCGTAAGTGCCAGCCTTCCTCCTCCCGTAAGGCTTGGCGACCGAGATGCCAGGCTTGTCTGAGTTCCCGGCTTCATAGTCCACAAACACCAACATGCGAGTATCGAACCCACGGCAGATCACATAGTCGGCATACGTATCCTCGGCGGCGACCTGCATCAAGACGCAATACGGCGAGACGCCGATCTCCCCAGTGAGAGACGCATACTGACCAGTCACCGCGTTGAACGGCGGTGGTATTTTGAAACGAGGCGTTGGATGGCGGCGTTTGTATCGCATATTGTGTTTTAGCCCTTAGGGAGTCATCCATGCTTGACCACTGTCCCCAAGTCCTGCGATCATAGTAGACATATCGCGCCACTCTGGCGCGGCATCTTCGCGGCGCTCGACGAAGGAGTAGAGGCCGACCAAGAGCTTATTGCGTTCGTCCAATTGGTACGCCATCAACGCTCGGTTCTGATCGTGCGTGGACCGCAGGCCGTCCAAGCGAGCGGCGGCCGTGTTCATTCGCTCTACGATCGCTTTATGCTTGTGCTCCGCCAAGGCACTGGTGATCTGCATCAAGGCTCCTGCGTATCGGTCCTTACCAGACAACAAGCCGTTCAACGCCGTCTGCAACTGTTGGAGCAGATTGTCCCGCTGGGATATCTCCGTTCGGGTCACGTCTTGGCGAGCGGATAGTTGTTGGCCGATGGCGGCGACATAGAGCGATTCGATCTGCTGCAACTGTTCGTACAACCGACCGGTCTCGCCTTCTTTCCATTTGGCGAACACGTCGCGGATTTGGTAGATCCTGTCCGCTGAATCGATCATCCGCTGCCGGACGTCTTGCAACTGGGCATACAGGTTCGTCTTGACCTCGACCCAATACTTGTGATTGGCGTCTCGAGCGGAAAAGACCGCTTGCTTGCCGGCAAGGATCCGGCCCCGCATCTCTTGCAACAGCGAATAGGTGCCGGTGACCAGCGATGCTTGATACCGTAGCACTTCTTGCTGAATAGAGTTGATCCGGACCGCGCCGTCGATCGTCTGCCCACGCATCGCGACCTGCTGGCCGTAAAGCCGGTGCTGGTTCTCCAGCTTCTCCCGCATCAGCCGGTCGTTTAGCGCCTGGATCTGTTCGTCACGGTCACGCTGGTTCCGGGCAGTGATATCCGTCACAATAGCCGTCGCTGCTAGTCCGCGGCTGGTCAACTGCTGCAACTGGGCTGAAAGGTTTGCCGCAAACTGCTCATTGATCCGGGCCAGTTCAGTCGTCCCAAGGTCAACCAGGAACCCACGAGCAATGCCGGCATGGACTTCATACTCGCTGATCAGCAAATCCAAGATGTCGTCATAATCCGATTCCAGTTGGTCGCCGAGCGTACCGGCCTGGGCCTTGATGGCGTCCAGTTCTGTTTCAACCGCGTAATAATCCGCCTCCATCAAATTGAGAATCGCATTGACTTCCGCGATGTAAGTGTCCACGTTGCTCGAAATGCTCGATAGCAAGTTGTTGATTGTACCGAGGTGCGACGTGTAATTGTTTGACAGCGTCGTGAACTGCGATTGGTAATCAGCCACGTGAGCATCGAGGACAGTTGACAGGGACGCGATCTGGGCCAGCACGTCGGCAAGGTATGCCGCGTAGTTCAGGTCCATCTCCGCGAGCTTCGTGTTGTAGTCGTTGATGAACGTTTGCAGATTCGTGGTCTGCGTGCTCAGCAAACTGTTGATCGTGATTGCAGAGTTTTGGGCGTTTGTCTCCAGGTCAGTGAGGCGAGTGTCCATGGTGCCAAGAGCCGTACGAGCGGCACCCGCATCCACAACAACCTGGGCTTGGTTGTCATTGATCAGCGTGTCGATCGCATCCATGTACGTGTCAAGATCGGCCAGAAAGATCGCCGCTTGCGTGTTCTGTTGGGTTGTTTGCGCGTCGAACTGGGTGTGTGACGTGTCAATCATCTCGGTCCAGTTGGCCACGATCTGGTTGTACCGCACTTGATTTGCGGCCCGAGCCTCGTTCGCCGAAACCGTGTAGTGGTTACACAAGCTCAGCAACACTTCCCAGGGCTTCATCTTCTCTGGCCGCTGGAGATCAAACTTCCGAGTCGGCGGGATCGTGGTGGTGTTCTCGATGATGTTGGTGACTTCCCAACCAGCCGATACCATCCACCCGACAATGTTCTCTGGGACACCTGTCATCGTTGTGGTGTTGAACCACAAACCGACGTAGGGGTTCAGAACTCGTGGCAGCCACAGTTCGCTTTGGTTGGGGTTTTGTTCAGGTACAAAAGGAACTGACACTGGCAATCTCCTACGCGGTTGTGGCACGAGCTGTCATATCGAACACCGTCCAAGTATCAGCCGCAGAGCAGAAGCAGCGGACGCCTTTGCTCGCTGGAATAACCACCGCCGCATTGGCCGATAGACCGTTCAGCGTCCCGCCAGTTGCCGGATAGAGCTTGGCGGCCGTCGAGCTGTTGTTGATCACTTCCATGATGTCGCCTGCCGCACCGGTCGGGAGCTTAACGCCCTTAGCGGAACTATCGCAGGTGATGAACGTGGTGTTCGTAATGCCAAGTGACGCCGCATCCGTGTACACACTTCCTGTAGCCGCTACGGCACTCGCGGTCAAACTAGCATAGGTCGCCTGAGTGCCGTCACCCCGAAAGAAGTGCCGAGTATTGTTGCCCAACTTGGGCATCAGACCGTGACGAGTTGTACTGGCGTTCAAGTCCGTGTTGTCGTCCGGCGTGGCCAGGTCGTCCAGCTTTGGCAGCGTGTGGACATGGTCCCGTCTCGCGGCTGTCATCGCAGAACCAGTTGCCGCCGTCCCGAGTGCCTCTGGCACGGTCGCGTCGAACAATGCCTTATTCGTGTAGGCAGTCTCGCCATTATCGATCGCCACGACGTTTCGCAGTCCGGATGACGGTGCAGTGGCTTTGACCAACAAGCCGTGGGCCGTGGTGCTGGCGTCCAAGTCAGTGTTGTCGGACGGAGCGGCGAAGTCATCGAGTTGGATCAGTTTGGCGTCTGCCAAGTAGCGATTGTCCCACAAGTCGCCAACCGTTATTTTCCGCGGAGCGCCAGTGTCAAGGATGTAAAGCTCGTCAGTGTCTGCTGCCGGTGACGCCGAACCCAGGGCAGTCAGGTAAGCAGGAAACGCCGCCCAGAAATGCGTTCGGAGATCCGAGAGAGCGACCTTGGTATTCGACGCGCCCTCGTCCACCAAGAACAAATCGCTATCGGACAGTGTGGCGGAGGACAACGCCCCGACGTTCAAGTTGCTGGCGGTGATCCCAGCGACATAGGCCCCCAAAGCGTCAACGTCGAGCTTGTAGCTGACACCCGACCTTCGCATCCATAGGTCGTCGCCAGTTTGGACCGCAGGCGAGGCGTCCGCCTTGTCCCAGAGTTCCGTGTCCATGTAGACGGCCATATTCGCCGCCGTGATCTTCTTGGGGGTCGAACCGTCCAGGACATAGAACGTGTTCGCATCAACCAGAGACGTGTGGGCAGTCAGAGCCCCAACGTAAGTCCCATAGTCGGCCCAGAGTTTCGTTTCCAGTTCGGCCAGGGTTGCTTTCTTGGCCGTCGCGCCGTCGCCAATCAAGAACAACGAACCCGAGGCCAGTGTCGCAGAGGTCAGGCCCGTCAGATCAAGCACGTCGGCTTGGACGCCATCCAGGACGAACGTGGCCAGTTGGTCGACAGTCACGGAATAGCTTGTGCCGCCCCGTCCGATCAGGATCTCGTCCGCGGTGACGACCGGGGACCCACTGGACAGCGACCAGGCGGAGTTCAGGACGTAGGTTGATACAAGTCCAATGTCGAGTTTGTATTGGGTTCCCGACCGGAACATCAAGAAGTCATCGCCAGTAGCCGCGGCAACCGCATCGGAAGCACTGTTCTGGGTCGCTACCACATACGTCGCGATATTGGCGCCGGTGGCTGTTTTCCCAACAGAGCTTCGTTCCAGAAGAAACACGTCGGTAGCGTTGATCGCAGCACCAAGGGCGGTATAGTCCCAGGCGGATTCCAGAATTGCAGGTCCGACCTCTGCTTGAATGTAAGTAGCGATTGTCGACGCAGTCACCGTGCTCGCGACACCGCCATCATCGACGTAAAACGTGTCTGCGTCCGCCAGGGTGACGACGTCGGACAGGCCTGTCAAATAGGCCAGAAATTGCGAATGGACTCTCGCCGCTATCGCCGTGAAGGTTGTCTTGAGTGCCGTGGAACCTTGGGCCACGACATACTGGTCCGAGTCGGCCAGTGTCGCTGCCGCCAGTGCATTGATTTGGGCCCCGAGGGATGTTGCTGCTGTATCCAAGAAAGTTTTGACGTTATCAATGTCGATCTGCTTCAAGACACCGCCGTCATTGAATACCAACTTATCGCCGGAGACGATAGTCGTTCCTGTCGTGATCGCCTCAAGTTTATCGACAATCCACGCAAAGAAATTCGATGCCGTAATGATCTTTTCAACATCGGATTGGAATGCGTTCAGTTCGTCACTGTCAGCCAATGTCGTGATAACCGAGGCTTGGTGAAGCTGATCAATCACGAAAGCCGCAAGAACGGACGCCGTTGCCTGCTTGGAAGTCGAACCGTCCAATAACGGAATCTTCTCAGCCCCTGTCACGGTATCAGCCGAAAGGCCTGCCACGAATGTCGAAAAACTTACATCAGGCATTGTTTATCTCCACGCCCCACTGGCTTCTATCACTGCACTTGCCCCTTCATAGCCCCACGTCCCACTGGAGGACAACAACAGGATCATGTACTTACCCCTCGCCCGCGGATAGGCACGATGATTGGCGCCCGTTCCAGTCCACGTACCGCTGCTATGGATGTTCGTTGGTGAATTACCAGCAACCAAGGCCTCGATTGCTGTCTTGGCATTTGCTGCGACTTGCTCGGCCGTATCTGCGACAAGAACTCGCCACGTCACGTTCGCGGAGCTTTGGGCTAGAATCCCATGCAATTGAAGCAGTCGACCAAAAGTATTCCCGTTGCCCATAAGAACTGGCCCGAGAGCAACGTGGGATCCAGAGTATCCAGACTTGAACGGCCAAAAGGCTTGCTGCTCAGTCTCGTAAAGCCAAGACACCGCCGCCGATGGGACATGGATCAATACTGATCGAGAGGCGTGATCGTAAACCAAAACCGTCTCGTCGTCAGTCACTCCAGTCAAATGCTCGGGGATGACGTCTTCCGACAGTGCCTGGAGGCCGTCACCAGATGGCCCAACGGTGTAAAGGCCATGAGATGACAGGAAGTAATACCGATCGAGGTGGTCGCGACACCACGCCGTTGCACAAATGATCCCGACGTCTCTCGAGATGTTTCTCAATGTCCCATCGGCCATAGGATCGCCTTGGACGACCCAAAGCGAATCAGCCGTGGCCGCCAACAGGTACGAATCTTTATGCGGGATCAATGCGGTAACGGCACCACCAATTTCTCCGGCTTCAGCTAACTGGATAATAAACGGACGACCTGAATCGCTAATATCGACCCCATAGTCCCAGTCAGTGTAATCCCCGAGGCGGCTGGCAAAGATTATTGAGTCGGTTGGACAAACAAAGCGCCCACGGTAGATACACTGGGCCGCGTGAGTCGCCGGCGCGTCGGGGCCTGGATCAGCGAACTCTTGCTCCGAACTGTGAATAACTGGTGTCTCGATGCGCCAATAGATGTAATTCCCGCTGCCATCCGTCAATCGATTGCCTGAATCATCGGTCAGGTAAATCGTCTGCGGTGCTGTGACATCCACTTCAGGAGGTGACCACGAGCCTCCGCGTAGGCGACCCGTGGAGTCCTCGATTTTCACGTTGAGCGACCACGGAGATAGATAGCGGTCCCGACGTCCAGCAGATTGCCGGAGGCTTAGACCCCTACCAACTCCGTTAGGGAATGCAATTTCCTTGGCCACAACATACCTCGACTACGACAGCGTAACGCCAGCTTGGCCAATAACGTGCCACTTGGTAGCACCGCCGATCAGAGTCAGAGATTCGTCCGCAGCGTTGAACGATGCACTGGTAGCGGCAGTTCCACCAACCACATTGGTCAAAGCCAAAGTAGTGGCATTGGTGCCCGCGCCGATGTACTCGATCATCAAGATCTTGCCAACCATCGCAGCGGAAGGAGCGGCCAGAGTAATGGCGCCGTTCACCGCATTGGTGATCGTGACACGATTGACGGTCCCGTCGACGGTGATTGCACCAGGGGCAATAATTGCCTGTGTCATCACGTCAGCAGCGGCGTTGATCTCTGCCGCCGTGGCGGTGATTGCCGTGTTGCCGATGAACAACGGAGCGTCCGTGCCTTCGTGCGATACCAAGGCCCATTGGTAGGTCGTGCCGGTCTTGACGGACATGAATACGGCCATGTCGCCAGCGTCGGCGAACACCAACGACGTGTCGCCGGCAGCGTCGTAGCCGCCCGTGACTGTCAACGTCAGGTCGCCGCCATCCGTGTCGAGCACGATGGAGGTCAAAATGCCTGGACGGTTCGGTCGGGCAAGTGTCCGGGTTTCAGCCCCAGCGGTCTTGATGAGGAACAGCTGTCCCCACATTTCCGGGGTGATGGTTTTAGCATTGCCAGGATCGACACCGATACCTGGGCCGACACTATCGTATGCTCGGAAAAAATCTCGTAAAACTCGATGCGCTGACATGGTACGTTCCTTTCAAAAACAATGGCCCAGGAGATTCCTAGACTCTAAAGGGTAAAACCACACTTTTTCAAGTGTGGTACAACTCAAACCAATTCTACTTTTTTCTCTCCTGCCAACAAAGACATAAGGATTAAGCTAAGATCCTTCGTAAGGATCCATCGTCCTCCCTCCACTCCCACCACATCCTGTTATTGTCGGTAACTAACCGACCACCAGCTCTGCGGAATAAAATTTCAGGTGTAACCACCTCTAGCCAATCGCCTGCAATCCCTTCATCTATCTTAGACAGGAAATGCGCCCAACGGGCCGTTACCATGTTAGTGGTCGATCCGGTATTGTTTGTGACGTAGTGAGTGTAGGCAAAGCAGACTTCACGGGTGTTTTCTAATCTGGCAAATAGCGTATCCGCGTCACTGTCCGGTCGATTGTGCATGATGTAACGGCCAATGTTGCGTCGATTTACTGGAGGCCATGCGTTATATCCGACGCTGTTTGCACTCCAAGTGGCCATCCCGTAAAACAAGTCATCCATCAATGTTGGAGTGCCGGACATGTTTCCAAGGTTTTGAAACCATGCCGAACGGAACGGGAAGAAATGGAACCCATTCCGCTTGATTTCTTGGATACCCTTGATGGCATAATTTCTCATGCCATCGGCCGACATTGCAGACGTGTTTTCGCCCGTGAGACTGTGCAAGCTAACCGCGTGTCCGGACGCGACTGCGTTTCTCACGTCCGTTACGGTTGGTGTAGCTGCCGTTGTGCCCCACTGACCAGGAAGGCAAGCTAGCGTGCATAGCAACCCACGCGACGTCAAATCCGGCAATCCACCCGAAGGAACGCCGTCCAAGTCCGTCCCATTTAGAAAGTACTTTTCCGAAAGATCTGAGATCAGAACCAAACTAGCCTTGTTCCGCTCGACCCCGTAAATATGTTCCAGGTGAATAGTCGCGGCGCCACTTGCCACCACGATCAAACGAATGCGAGTGATTTCGGGATCGGCCTCGTCCCAGCCTGTCATTACGCTCCCGGAATGCCCCTGCGAAGCGAATCGCCGAATGTCGTTCCAGCCATTTACAAGCGATCCGTCATTCACCACGCCGCGCCACACGCCGGTTCCCCCGCCGACTTTCATGGTCACTTCTACTTCAAAAAAAGTTATGTTTGATGCGTTCTCTAAATAACAAGGAAACGAGAATTCGGACAGCCCCTTGTTGAATTTAATGCTGGCGCGGGACGCGGACGCCACCGGATCGCCTGCCGCATCATAGACCGGGTTTGGGCCGCCACCTGCCCAATCGACCGTAGCGGTTACCGCCCCCGAGATAACAACTTTAATCGTGCGGGAAAATCCGTTCCTGACTTGATCCGTCGCAAGTGCCACGGTGCAATTGGACGTGGATGGATACGACCCAGACACATATCCCGTTTCAGGCCGAATGAACGTGACAACCCTACTTGGTTGATTGTTGCCAAGGTAGGTATCGTTTGATACTTCATCAAGCCGGATACTCTTTTTCTGTGCATCCAGGTTATCCCGAATAGCCTCAGCTTGCGCAGCAGTGCCCGGTCCGCCGGGGGCGAATGCTCGCTGAAAGTCATTAAGGATTCTGTGGCTTGACATCAGTCTTCTTTTAGTACGGCGAGTCAGTCAGCAAGATCGCTTCGATCGATCCTGTCTTGGTGTCGCCGCCACTGGCGACGACCACTTTGATGCGTTCTTTGCAGATAGGGATAATCTCGGTCCCCCCACTGCCTTGCGCAGCATCAGCCACGTCGTTCAGCAGCGCACGAGGATAGTAAAACACGTTGCTCGTCCCAGCGTTCGTCACCGTCAAGATTGGAGTGCCACTATCTTCACCGGTGATTGTCAGATCCGCTCCGGTATCAATGTCGCCAGGCGTGTACTTTATCGCCATCAATAAGCCGTTCGGCTTGCTGTTGACATCAGGCGGTAAATAAACGGTTGCGTTTCCACTGGCGTCCGTTACGATGCTGGCTTTCATTTTCTCAAGCATTTTATGTCCTCACGAACCCCTACATCACGTCGCCATCGAAAGTAAGTTGACCGATACGCTGTTCTCGAGACAAGTAATCATAATCGACTACGCCGAATTTGCTATACGCTTCCCGTGGCGCGTCCGGCCCAAGGGATGTCGGCGAGCTTCGCTCTTTGTCGTTTTTGATTGCTAGCGCGATAGCTTCCATGAACCGCTTTTCATGGACATGCTCTCGCTCCTCGAAGTTATGCTCCGCCGCTGCTAAGGACGCTTCGAGGATGACTTGACTAAGAACCTCGGCGCCGATC